TTCATGGGACTGTGAAACACATACCTTAAAGCACGATAACTCACAGTGTATTTCCCGGTGGTGATGTTGTACTCAAAACGCATCATCCAGGGTCTTCCTGCCGATTCAGCAATGCTTAATATTTGCCAACTCTGCAATGACGAACTATAATTCAATGCGAAACTTTCTTGTGCTTGTAAACTGGTTATGATATAATTTCTTAGAGTATCATTAAAATCATTTTTAAACAAAGGTATGATTTCATCAACTATGGCACCTGAAGGAATCTTTGAACTTAATCCAACTGGACCAGTACCATCACTATATGATCCTAGACCATTGTTTGTGCCATTTCCAGATACTCGCATGACAGAAGCATATAACTCGGTAGTGTCTTCGGCACGATTAGCTATGCCAGGAACAAGAGAATTAGTAGCATTAAAATAATATCCAGTTGGTGCTCGAAATCTAACTATTGCACCGGGCACTAGATAACGATTTTGATTAGTCAAGCTGTAACCCACAGCACTGGGATTGCCGTTATAGACAAAATATCCAGTACAAACACTGTCGCCCACAGAACTCAAATTCCATTTAAGATCGGTAGTAACTGTGCCTGTGCCAAACGCTGTTATAATAATATTACCACCATAGTTTTGATTTACACTGGACTGATAATAATAAGTACCAGCTGTGACCCCTGTGGTATTCCATACTACATTACCAGTCTGCTGCCCTACATTGGTCAAAGTACCTTCTGTTACTATATTACCAGAGCCTATAGTAGGTAGAGTTTTAATAAAAAACGGTTGACCCGGCACTGACAGTGAAAAAGTTAAAGTATCGCCAGCCATGGCTGAAATATTAGGATCAGGACCCACGACATTGCCTGAAAACAAATACGAGTTTGCTGTCAATGCCACCGAATATGATCGTGTTATTGTTCCTGAATTTTCAGCAGTAAAAGTTCCGCCCACTGTGTTCGAAACAGCACCATATTGAATAAAGTTAGTGGTACCTAGACTAGAAATAGTATATTGAGTACCGTTGACCATTTTGTCTGTGGTTATTAGTTCAGCCAGGGGTAACTCAGGAGAAACCGAATAGTAATAATAGTGTAGTAGGTCGCGGTTATTTACAATATTGGGAATAATAGTGTCGTAAAGAGCCTTAAGTACATCTGAATAATTAGTCAAGGTAAATGTTTCAGTTCCGGTGTAAAGATCACGATAAAGTACACCATCGTCACCGAAAATATTAGTACTACTGTATTTGCCGCTGGTGTCGAGTTCGTCAAGATAACGACTCAATCCCGAGCTAGTTCTATTAATAGCCTTGGTTTTGATAATTGAACTAAATGTGGTATAGGGAAGAATATTGTAATCTTCCCCAGTGACCATACGATTTTGTGTATAATATTGTTGAGGAGCCCGTTGTCTAATATCGTCTAAAGTTTCTCTAGCTACGGCATTTGCCACTGTGTATCTAAGGCTAGCTCTTACCGACAGGGTTTCAGTTCGATTATATCTACTGGTATATTGAAAGGTCACTAATACGCTACGCATATCATTGGGCGTGATCCTATAACTAAGACCATTGCTGACACGATAGTATAACCTAAAATTGCCTTGTGGAATATTAGCGAAACCACCATCACCAAAAACTAGACTGATTTTGTCATTTGTTCTACTGTTGATTTGATATAGGTTTTTTTCTAAACTAGAATTATAAATTATGTTTTGACCTACTACACTGGGTACTGCTTGCCATAATTCGTCAGTGAATCCGTTGACATCAAGACTGTATAACCAAACATCTGTATTGTTAATATTGTTAACATCTATATCGATAATATTGTTAGGCACACGATTATCAACAGTAAAATCTATATAACCTAACTCGCCTTGTTTGAAATATAAGAAAAATCCTGTGTTATTGCTGCTGTTTCCGTTGTTGTCACTTCGATAAAGTACAGTAAAAGGACGATTAAAATCCGGAGCAGATTCATATACATAAGGCTGATTGTAAGTACTAGCACTTACAGCCTCAAAAGTCATGCGCTGCCCTTCTACTGTGGAATCATACCTATAGATTGGTAAAATTTCTGAATTGGTATTGATGTTATATTCATCGTGCCTGATCATGTTGATCATACGACTAGCACTGGGTTTTCCTATGGCTTGGTTAGTTAATAAAGCAGCATTGATCACGGTGTTAAATTGCTCTTGCCAATTCTCATTGCTGACATCATTCCATTGTATTACTCGTCCGCTGAGATTTTGACCATCGCTATCATAGACTATTTCCGTGGTCGATACTGTGTCAATTTTTAAAAACCCTGATGCAGCTACACTACGCTTGGCATTATAACCAACTAGTCTTGCTAACTTTAAAATACTGTCACGACGCTCGGCAGTGTCTATGAAATTTTCACGAGCATTGAGATCTGCTCTGAACGCTAGGCTTTGCCCAAAGAAAGCAATTAAATCTATTAACGCAATAAATTCTGAACTTTCTGTAAAATCATTGAAATCTTCAGGATAATTTAACTTGATATAGTCTATCATGCTCTTACGCAAGGTTTCAAAGTCATAGGCAGTGAAATCCGCGTCACGGAATGTCTGATAAATCTTTGTCCAATTTTCTGCGGCTAATAAACCGGTTTGACGACTAATTATGGCCATTCTTATACCCTGTTCTATTATTTATTATAGGCAAAAACTAGGTATTTAACTGGTAGACACCTGTTGGCTTTCGCGATCAAACTGTAGCGCCAGTGCCTCAGTTTCGTTTGTAGGTACATAACGCAATTCAAGTTCTAGTTGAATCCCGGCAGTAAATTCAGTAACTAGTACATTTTCTACCTGCACTCTGGGATCATATCCGGCAATACGCTTGACATCTTGTGCTATGGCATCTCTAACTGTTTCAGTAAATGGCTCAAATAATAAATTCCATATTATGGTCCCAAAATCCGGGTTCATGAGCTTTTCGCCCTTTTTGATATGGAAATGATTGAATATGTCTTGCCTCACTAATTCGAAATCAGTGAGCTTGTAATTTTTTACACGATTATATGTGCTGAATCCACGATATGTTGGCATATAGTATTTACCCTATTATCCAGCTAGGTCATGTACTGCGTATCGACCACGATTATAATAAGTAGTACCAGAAGTATTAAAAGCATCAGCACCACCCCCAGTTCTGCGCCAGTACTTGGCTCCTAATTTACGCTGTGGATCATCGCCAGCACCAATCAAATGCGCCACTGCTAACATGCCACCTACACAACATATATTGTCGCCGTTTTTTATAGCACCATTGCGTGTCATAGCTGCATAATTTAATTTCAATAACTCGATCATGGAGAATTCTTGTGCTGCTGATGATTTTAAATAATCCTCTGCACTATTAATACCCATCTTCCCGGTCCAAGAACCCGGATAATTAACTGCATCATTCCCATACTGCTTGACTGCTTCGGGCTTGATAAAGCCAATTGATGCACTACTTAAGGCCGGCGCACCAAATTGATATCTACCTAGATAGTTATTTCTAGATCCACCTCGACGACTAGCCCATGCGCTTTCAGTGTAGGCAATCTGCGACATTAAAGCCTTGACTTGAACCACAGATAAAGGTCCTACACCAGATCCAGGATTAGGAGCGTCGGGCCTAGTCATCCACGACTTGGGCAACTTTTTTGTAACTCCAACAAATAGTGCTGCTTGTGGACCAGGGTCTAATGCTGCACCTTCACTGGTAAGCACAGGTTGTCCGCTGCTGTCCCGTACCACATTACCCGACGAATCTCTTACAAAATAATCACCACAGAAATTTTCAATAACCACCGGAACAGCTGGTCTAGTTGTTTCTATATCACGAGTGGGTTGGGCTCGGCCAGAACTACCGGGACCGCGAGTAGACGGATAATCAATTGCACCAGATGTACGAGGCCAAGGTTCGTGCGTGGGTACTATACGACTGGCACTTTGAAGCTGCCCGTCTTCGACTTGCCATTGTTGGTTGCTGTCGGGTTTGGTTTCGGCATGCTTATACTGCGTGATGTCAGCTGGCTCGGCTACCGTTTCTCCAGCGCCGGAATTCAACAATAACTTATCGCCCTGCAACTTCAAAACACCACCTACAGTAAATCCCGCAGTACCGCTAGCACTGATGTTTAGTTCTCCACTTGATCCTAGTCCAAGTTCATTGCCGTAAATCACAGTAGATGACTTACTTGATACAGCAATATCATTACTTTGCATTTTGATGTTTTGTTTTGCTAAAACATTAAAGCTACCGTTGGCATTGATATTGATGTCTTGATCGGCATGAAGGTTTATGTCACCACCGGTTCTAATATTCAAACTGTCACCGGCATAGACATTGACATGCCCACTACCAGTCATTTCAAGCCAAGTAGTTCCTTGACTATTGATTACATACACAATGTCATTGCTGTCATCAAATAAGATTTGATGACCTTTGCTGGTGCGTAAGCGTACTAGACTATTGGCACCTTCAACATCACCATCATCCATGACAAAACTATGTCCACCGGTTCTAGTAGTACCAGCCACATACTTAGGCAAGTCCGGTGAAAACACAGTGGATTGGT